ATGCTAAAAGATTGGCAAAACAGAGGTATTCTTTTATGGTCAACAGAAGCTTCTGCAATTACTGTTACTGCTAGTGTGTCTTCGTATGCTTTGAGTGGTTCAACTATTGACGCTTTACAAGTTATTGTAAATAGAGATAACACTGATCTACCTTTAACTAGAATATCGTATGAAGAATATTTGCAAATTCCTCAAAAAAGTCAAACAGGTAGAGCTACTCAATATTCAATTAAAAGAGATAGAGATAATCCAACTCTTTTCATCTGGCCTATTCCAGAAAACTCAACAGATGTTTTAAAGGTTGAGAAAATTAGAGAGTTAGAAGATATAAATAAATCGGCTGGACAAAATGCAGATGTTCCAAAAAGGTTCTTGCCTTGCTTATCTGCTGGTCTAGCTTTTTATATGTCTATTAAACGTCCCGGTGTAGATGCTGGTAAGATTACTTTTCTTAAACAAAATTATGAAGAATTGTTAGAAAGAGCCTTGACAGAAGATTCCGAACGTGCTAGTATCTTTTTTAAACCTAAATTAAGAGCAGTATAATGGCTACTGATAGAAAGGCTAAAGGCATATGTGATATCTGTGGATTTGCTTATCCGCATAGAGTTTTAAAAAGAAATAGTTTTGGGTTACTAGTTTGTCCTACAGATTTTGATGGAGCATATGATTTAAAAAATCATCCACAAAATAAAACACCTGATGTAAGAGATGACGAAACAATTAAAGACCCTAGACCTCCTCTTAATAATGATAGAAATTTATTGTGGGAATCCGCTACATCTAATTGGGAAGCCACAGATGAAGAATGGAATTTTGTATAATGGCAACACTTACAGGTAAACAAATAGCTAATAGTTATAAACAGTTATTACAAATAGGTTCTGATAATACAGGACTAACAGCTTCTCTTCAGGCAATAGAAGATGGTAATGGTAATAGTTCTCCTTTACAGCTTAGTAATAGCATGGTTAATATTAATGGTACATTTCAATTAAATGGTTCAACACTTACTGCTGATGCCTCCGCATTAAATGCTATTACTGATCTTACAGGTATTACTGGTATTGTAGCAATGAATAGCGGTAGTGCATTAGGTAGAACGCTTACTGCTGGTGCAGGAATAACAATAGGTAATGCAGATGGAACTGCAGGTAATCCAACTATTGCTGTAAGTTTAGACAATACAACAATTAATGTTGCTAAAGTATCTGCTTCAGTAGCAACATTTAATAGCATTGTTAGTGCAGCATTTTTTGTAGGTGACGGTTCAGGACTTACAAATGTTCCTTCTGCTGAAGGTGGAACAATGAAGCAGGTTGATGCTGGTACAGGTATTAAGATGACAGTAGGTGGGGCTGTATCTAGCTCTATTCCTGTTAGCGGTGTTATAGCTGTATCGGCTGATCAAAACTTTGGAACAGTTTCTGTTAGTACTGCATTTGTAGCAACAGGCTCTGCAGTCTTTGGAACCTTGAGCGCAACTAATATTGATGCTGACGAACTTTTAATGGCAGGTGTATCTGCTGCTAATGTTACTCAGGTTGCAGCAGTTTCAGCACTTACAAAAACTAATCTAGATTCTATAACAAGTATCAATTCTATTATAGGTGATGGTGGTAACTTTGCTACAAGTGCAGAGCTTGCTACAGTATCTGCAGCTTTAGCTACTAGTATTGGAAATAGTAATACGAATATTGCTGCAGTTTCAGCTTTAACTTCTGTTAATGCTGCAGCAATAACAAGTGCTAATACAGTTATAGCAGCAGTATCAGCTTTAACAAAAACAAATTTAGATGCTGTAACTAGTATTAATACTGTAGTTGCTAACTTATCTGGTACAATGGCAACAAGTATTAATAATAGAACTGCAGCTATTACTAGCATTAACACTGTTATTACTGATCTATCTGCTACAATGGCAACAAGTATTAATAACAGAACTTCTGCTATAACAAGTATTAATACAGTCATTACTGATTTATCTGCTACAATGGCTACTTCTATTAATAATAGAACAGGAGCTATTACAAGTATTAATACAGTTATTACAAATCTTTCTGCTACTCTTGCTACGAGTATTGGTAATAGATTAGCTTTAACGGGAGGCACATTAACAGGCATTGTAAGTGGTACTGATTTTTATGTAAGTGCCGTTGCAGTTGGAACAAATTCTCTTCTTGGTAAAGACATACATATAGAGAAAGCTGCTGTTGCTGATATTCAAGCACTAACAGATGGAACAAATATATCAGTTGATTTAAATGCAGGACAAAACTTTACTGTAACACTTGCAGGTAATAGAACACTTGATAATCCTACTAATTGTGTTGCAGGACAAGTTGGTAGTATATTTGTTGTACAGGATGGCACAGGTTCTAGAACACTTGCCTACGGAACTTCTTGGGACTTTCCCGGTGGGACAGCACCTGTGCTTTCCACAGACGCAGCAGCAATTGATAGGATTGATTATATAGTGCATACATCTACAGATGTTCATGCAGTGCTAACAAAGGCGTATTCATAAATGGTATTTAATAATAATCTTCTTTTAGGTGCAGGTGGTCAAACTACTGGTCAAGGACCGTTTGATCCTACTTTGATTGGTAATTCTGCATGGTATGATGGTAGTTCAGATTACATGAATAGTCCGTCATTTTCAGCACAAGCTGACCCAACATGCTTTATCTTTGCAACATGGATACAACTTCTTGATTTTAGTATTGGCAGTTTTGGACAATATCTTTGGTCAGCAGAAAGACCTAGCAATTACGCATCAATTAGAATTTCTAATACTAATAAATTAATTGCATATTCTAATCCCGGTCAGTTTGAAAGCAGTATGCTTTTTAGAGATATTGGTTGGTATCATATTATTTGTAGTTATAAAGGACCAGATGATACTATTAGAATGTTTGTAAATGGTAATGAAATTACTGTAACAAAAAGTAACTCAAATACACTTGCTTCAAATCTTGAACCTGTTCATGCATCACATACACACAGAATAGGCGCATACTTTTCTGGCGCAACTGGTGGTACATTAGCCACAGCAAAAAGTTATATGGCACAAACTGTCTTTTTAGATGGTTTTAGTTTTCAAGACGGTGACGTAACTATTTCAGATTTTTTAGATACACAGACATTTGGTACAAATGGTTCTCAATTTATTCCTAAGAAAAACTCTGATTTGGCTGCACTTGCTGGAACAGCGGGTGCTAATAGTTATGTTATTGATTATGCAGATAGTAGTAATTTAGGAAATGATATCAGTAGTAAAAATAATAATTTTACTCTGGTAAGTATGGACAGTGAGAATCAATCTGTACATACACCTAGTTTACAATTCCCAATTTTAAATGCTTTAAATGGTGATTCATCTCTTATTAGTAATCTAGAATATGGAAACAGACTAGGAATTGGTACTAGTAACTGGGATTCTGTTTTTGCAACTAAATCAATGGGTAAGTCAGGCAAATATTATTATGAAACTAGAATACATTTTAAATCTGGTTCAAATGGTTTTCCTTCTGGTATACATGAAGAAAGCACTACATCGAAAAACTGGGCATATTTTATAGGCAGTTCAACATCTGTTTATGGTCTTGGTTATGCACTTTATGGATCAGGAAGTTACTATACTAATGGTACTGAAAATAATACTTTAGGGGCAAGCACTTTTAGTACTGGAGATATTATTAACACGGCAGTAGACCTTGATAATAATAAGATTTGGTGGGGATTAAATGGAACTTATTTTGCCAGTGGTAATCCATCAACAAATACAAACGGTGTTTCTATTCAAGCAGATACCGAGTATGTGTTTGGAATATCACCCTCTATTGCTGACGATTACTTTGTAAACTTTGGACAAGACAGTACGTTTGGTGGTGAGACGACTGCTGGTAATAATACTGATGCTAACGGTGTAGGTGATTTTAAATATACTGTTCCAACTGGTTTTCAGTGTCTTGCTTCAAGTAGTTTAACTGCACCAGACTATCAAGGTATAGATTACTTTGATACTACTCTTTACGAGGGCAACGGTGATAATCAGAGAGTGGGCGACTTCGTACCGTTTACGGATACCTTTGCAATTGGCAGTTCAGCAATGTGGTATTCCGAGGACATTCGCCGACTTGCACATACGTACTCAAGTGAGGCTACAGCAACGAGTGATGATTCTAGCGATTTAGCTGTGTATCGTAAAGCAACGATATCATTCTGGGTAAAGTTCGTTGAAACTTCCGATAGTGACCAGCAAGTATTCATATCGCAATCAAACTCTGGACAGACCGAGCGTTTCATTATGTACGCTCATGGAACTGATGATTTTGTATATGTCCTAATTGACCCATCAGGGTCTGATAATAATAGACAATTTAGATTTTCTAAAGGTCTATTTTCGACTCAAAATTGGTCCAATGTTGTTATTAATTTAGATACGAACAATAGTACTGCTGCGGATCGTATGAAGATTTGGATCAATGGTAATTCAATTACAAGCACTGAGACATCCAGACCATATACTAATATGGCTCAAGGTCAGGCTTTAAATCTCTTTCGAAATGAAGAGTTAATGATCGGTCATCTATCTCCCGGCAGTACATATGCTTCTGTTTATAACTTCAATAGTTATCTCGCAGAGTATCATGTCATCGATGGTTACGCTAAAGCGCCATCGGACTTCGGACAGGTTGATACTTCTACAAACCGTTGGGTTCCAAAAGACTACAAAACAAATGTAGGAACGTATGGTAACAGAGGTTTCTATCTGAAGTTTGATGGTACACCGGGAGCCGGATCTGGCTCAGATATGGGTAAGGACTCTTCAGGTAATAACATTCATTTAACAGAAGAATTTGGTTCTGGTGGTTCAGCATGGGCAACTACAGATAAGTTTGCAGATACACCTTCTAAAAATTTTGTTACATTTGATACTGGCTTAAATGCTATGGGTACATTATCAGAAGGTGGTACTAAAATAGCTACAACTACAAACAATAAACTTGCTTATACAACAATGAATATACCTTCTACTGGTAAATGGTATTGGGAAGTAGATATGACTTCTTATGCTAGTGGAGGTGGAGCATATTTTGGTTTGCATGAATATAA